GAGGGTTTCTCCCATGTTCTACAGTAGCAGAAGCTGGAAAGCGATCCAGGCAGTCTGCAATTGCTGCACTTCAGGAGTTGATTAAGTCGAAGAAATTGCATTTCTCTGAAGTTGAGGCGCCGCATATCCGCGAATTGGTTATTAAACGTTTGCTTAAGGGATATGCTTGGCATCATTGGGTTCCTAAGGTTCGACCAAGTGTTGCGTCGAACCAATTTAAAGTTGATGCACTGAGGAACCACAAGTCTAATACTTCCCAGATATCGGTGACCGATATCGCTTTGATTGAGCGATTTCGGCTCTTTTGTCGCCATCTCGCAGAAATTCATCATAAAGCTCTCGGTCCTTTTGATAAGTATCGATATCCTTTGAAAGGATCTACGGGAGCTTGTCTTGAATTTCCAAGATCGAAAGGCGGTCTCGACCGCGCCCTGTACAATCTGGCCCATAATGATGAAAAGTTTGAGGCCGGACGTCGAGCGTGGGAGAAGAAGCTTGCGCCAATGCTTCCCCAAGATGAGAAGGTGGAAGGAAAGCTGGTATGGTCTGAGGCCCTGAATGATTACCTTCCGAGGAAGGTCATTCCAGGGCGACCGGGAACAGCTGATCCTATGGTCGTAATGGGTCTTATCTCCTCCAATGCAATAGTGGATACATTGTGGAAGGAGTTCTTTAAGTATATTGGACCTATTGACCGACACCTTCCGCGTGGGGAAAGGAAAGGTCGCCGAGAGAAGAAAGGGGCTGTTGGAGGGCTGTATAGAAGTGTATATCAATTGCTCTCCTTGGTGGGGCCTCGAATTACTGAGACTCCATCGTCCCTTCGACCCTCGGTTGATAGATTCAGGGCAGAGAACTATCCTATTGCAGAAAATGCTTTGCGGATAGTTGAGGACCTCGTGTATCGAGGACATTCCGAAATTATTCCTCGCTCTGATCCCCTGTTTCCTACCTTTTTGGCATGTGCTTCGCGAGATCTTAAGATGCTCCAAGAGATTCGTGCTGACCTGCGTCGGCCTTCGACGGACCCGTTTTGGGCCCGAAAGGCGTGTGACGCGGCGAAGGATTGCAGCGATCCTGATTTTCTTTATCAGTTTCTCGATCTGCTGCACCTGACTGAGCCGGACAGAAAGATTGGGCCAGGTGATGTTAACCGGGTGGTTAGCACCATGTGCCAAAATTATTCTTTTGATTCTGGCCAGCTTCAGTTTCACAGCACAGTCTATGGAAACATCCCTAGAAGCAAGATCATTATCCCCAAGGGGAAGTCGGATTTTGAAGCATGTCAGCAATTTGAGCCGACTTTGACATTGCGGTTTGCTAAGAGGCGCGATTATGAGGCGCCTTGGGCAATCCCGGCCAAAGTCCATGCTATTGCAGAACGTGGGTTGAAGTATCGTATTGTTACTTCTCATCCTCGGTGCTTGGTGGCACTGGGGAAGACTATTCAACCTCATCTGTTCAATCTGCTGCTGCGGCTTCCTGAATGTAACTCGACATTGAAAGGTAATAAGATGCGGGCTATTGCTAATATTTTTAAAGTGCCCGGTCCATGTATTACCGTTTCTGCCGATCTTACTGCAGCATCCGACAAAATTGATCAACGCTTCTTCGTTGCGGGATGGGAAGGTTTGTGTGACGGATTTCAGATGGAGTTTGATGTCCGTCTCCTTGGGAGAGCTTGTCTTGGCCCGTACTTGGTGTTGAATCCATTTGACGGGGTCGAATTTATCACCAGTTGCGGAAGCCCGATGGGTCTTCCGCTTACATGGCCTATTCTGAATCTTG